CGCCGTACCGCATGACGTCGCACTCCCCAGGTGGATGTTGCCGTAGACGCGGATCCGGGAGCGGGATATCAGCGTGTAATTAAGCGCCATGTACGTCGCGCCGCTCGGGGACGTCAATGCGGCATAGGTGCCGGCAAGGTCCGCCACAGGTCACACCCCCTTACGCCTTCGGTTTGATCCAGAGAGAGCCTTCAGGTACCGAACCCGGATTCGTTGTCTGTACATAGATACGTGGAATTACTGTCGAGCCGCCTACCTGCAGCTTGTACGCCTTTACCGTTCCGTCAGGCGTCGACAACACGACGTGCTTGTTCGCGCTCCCGGTATCCGCGCCGTGATAGCCTTCCAACATATCCGCATCCAGGCCGCTGCCGTTCCCGTCCACCGTTTTGAGCTTTTCAAGGATGTCCCCGGCCGTGTACTCGGATGCCAGAAGGTACGCTCCGGAAACCAGTTCCACAGTCAGCGCGATCTCCGTCGATAGCACCGTCGTGATGCTGACCGTGCGCTCGATGACCTGGCTGCCCTCGGCCGGGATCTCGTCGGCCGTCTCCCCTGCGTTGCCGTACGCGTAGAGGATTTCGCCTTCCTGCGGATCCTGAGCAAACAACCCGATCTCGCGGAAGTAAAAGGATTCTGTCGCGCCCTGGTTGTTGAACGTCCCGGCGGCCGTCACGTTCGTCCCGTCCCGGGTGATCGAGCTGATCGTCACCCACTGCAGGCGGTTCACCAGCGCCGTGAGCGTGGCGGGGTCCGTTGCCCCCGGTTCCCCGTCGCCTATGGCCAGTCGCGTGAACTGCACCGCCGTCCCGGTCTGTGCCTTGGCCAACAGCGCAAGCCCTGCGTTCGTTATCGTCAGCTGTCCGAATGTAGCCATGGATCAGGCTCCTTCCCTAAGATTGTCAGTCCCTGCCTCGTGGTAGGCGCCGCCCGCGCGCAGCGTGGTCATAAGCGGCTCCTCCGCGGTGATCGAATCGAGCCATGCGGACGCGCGTTTCACCCACCTGACCTTTCTCGTGAACATGTCGATCTGGTCCTGCGTCAGGCTCTGCGCCTGTATTCTGATGCGAAAATGCCCCGGATCCCCGCCGTACTCCCACCATTCCTCCACCGCAGCGGGCCCGAAGTAGTCCTCCGCCACCTGCCGCACGGCCGCCGGCGTGCCCAGCTGGCGGTACACCTTCTCCGCACTGCTTACGATCGCGCGTTTCTGTGCAAGGGTCGCGCCGCGGTCATACCAGAGAAGGTTCAGCGCCGCGGCCATTTCGTCCAGAATATGTTCGGGCTGCTCATCGATCCGCGTCCAGAGCGGCAGCATCGCCCCCTTCGAGAGAAGCGTCCGCAGCAGCGTGTCGCAGGCGGCGGCTGTCCCCCGCACCGTGCGGTCCCCGCGGAACAGCCGGGGGACCATGTCCAGGAATAAGACCTCGCCAAGCTTCATTACACCAGCCCTCCGTATGTGATCAACGCATCTCCGGACAACACCGCAAGCTCGTCCGGGCCGAGTTCAGCAAAAACAGGCGCCGCGACCACGACCCGGGACGCGCCGGCGTTAAGCATCCGCTGTACCAGGGCATCCGGGTTAAGGTGCCGGCCGAGGACAGCTCTCTGCCAGGACACGTACTCGTCGACGGCGGCTTCGACAGCCTGCCGGATATCCGCTTCTTCGGCCTGTGCGGCGCTGTCGATGTAGTACGTGGCATCAATGGTGTATGGCACTTCCACAGGCGCCTGTACCGTCACCTGGTCGGTCAGTGGCCGCACGCTGCGCGCCGAGAGCATGTCTTCGACGCGGTCGAGGACGGCCTGCCCGGGCGTCTGCCCGTCTTCGAGCAAAACAGTGACGACGACCTCGCCTGCCTGCGGGCTGTGGACCGCCACGTCGGCGATCGTGCTATCGGCTGAGTGCGTCCAGTAGATGTACGACAGCTCGGACCCCGCCGTGCTGTAGGACGCGAGCGAAAGCGTTATGCGCTTGCGGTACGATTCGTCGTCCTCCGTCTCCGCGCCGCCCTGGGACGCGTCCGTATTGCTCACTGACGCCACAAACGGCACAAGGTCCACCTGCTGGTTTATCGTCCCGATATCGAACCCGTTGAACGCGCCGCCTGCGACAGTGGCTTCCGCGGTAACGGTTCCGGAAAGCTCCCCGGCCGGGATCACGAGGTCCCTGACCGTCGCGAAGAAACACATTCCGTCGGGCGTGGCGCGCGTACCTGCGGGTATCGTGACGTCCGAAGCCTGTGCCGCGCTCAGCGTATATTCCAGCATCACGGCGGCATACTGCGCCTGCAGGCGCTCGACGCCCCTTGCGGCCCCGAGTTCGTCGAGGTACTCGCCTTCTGCGTGCTGCGGGAAGTCCATGTTCAGGAGCCTGTTCAGGTGGCCGAGCGCCACCGCGGCCAGCCCCGCCATCGTATTGATGAGGATCCGCCGCTCGTCGCCCGCGTAAAGGGGTTCCCCGGCAGCGGCTTCGAACTCCCTGACGGCGTCCTCCTGCAGCTTTTCCGCGTCCGTTTCGAGGAAATCACGCAACCTCCAGCACCACCTTTACTTCCATCTCTCCCGTTGCAGAGGTCTCTATCAGGACGTCGGACACCTCTGCCCGCGGCTCGCGCTCCTGCAACATCCCGGTGACGTACGAGGTAAGCTCCGAGCGCACCTGTTCGGCCGGGCGGTCGATCAGGCGCGGGTCCAGCCCAAGCGTCCTGTCGCCCATTACCTCCCCCCACGTCAGCGAGAGCAGGTTCGCGCAGTTTCTGAGTACGCGCTCTTTCTCGGAGCCCGCGCCATAAGAAAAAGCGTCCGAAGACGCTACCGTGTAGGCCATAGCATTTTCACCCCTAAAACACCCTGCGCCCGCAGATAAAGTTGTTGCGCCAGTACGCCACCGATTTAAGCGGCGACGAGATCCTGACCTTGCCCTGGCTCGACGAGGCGTCGATCATCGTGCCATCGCCCCGGTAGATCCCGACATGCCCCCTGAAACAGACGACGTCGCCCGCCTTCAGGGCGCTTATGCTGTTCACGCGGGGAAACGAACTCACGGCCCAGGCGCTCGACGTCATGTAACTGATTTTCACGCCGGTGCATCTGAGGCAGTAGTACACCAGGCCGGAGCAATCGAACACGTCCGGCCCCTTCCCGCCGAGGACATAGGGTTTTCCCAGCTGGAGCCTCGCGTATTCCAGGAACGTCGCAACCTTCGACGACGTATCCCACGTCCTCGAACTGCCCGCGCCGCCGAACCCGCTTTTGAACCTGTCCAGCAGGTCCTTAAGGCCTGGTATGATCGTCGGCGCGAACAGCAGGTACTGCGATATCAGTTTGGTGAGCGTGCTGATTAATGTCGTTTTTGCTTCCGTCCAGGTCCACGACTTCTTGCCAGCGATCAGATCGGCCAGCTCTTTAAGCCGGCGGAGCACCTCTTTGTACGAAGCGCCCTTGCTCCCCAGATAGTCATAGGCCTTGATCGTGGCGTTTATGGCGTTTACCGCCGCCCTCTTCGCCGCGCTGTCGTCTAGCGCCTGCGGCTTCGACCCGCCGACCGAAGACGAGCCGGAGGAGCCTGCCGCCGTCCTCGTGCCGGCGGCGGAACCGGCCCCCCACGAAACGCCAAGCGTGGCCGTGTTCTTTGTCGGGGGCTTCAGCTGGTAAATTTCCTCAAAGCCCAGTTCGACCGCCGCGCTGACCATGGCGCCGTGCGGGCCGATCCTTACCTCGCTCACGTCCACGGACGCCAGCAGCCACGGGAGGCTGCCGTACCTTTTTTTGCCGATGTAGAGAGGGTACGGTTTTTTTGCGGCCAGCAGGGCCTTCCAGCTCTTGATCTCCGCGGCCACGTCGACATAGTCCCGGTGCAGTTTCAGCAAAAAGCCCAGCTTCTCCGTGTCGATCCCCTTGATCGCCGTGAACGTCTTGCCGCCCTCGTTTTCCTGGAACTCAAGGTTCAGCGCCGCGCTGTTGGTAAACCCGTCGAAGGTGTAGACCTTCTTCGAACTCGCATCGAACTTCTTGGAGCCCCAGGACGCTACGCTCATCCCGCCACTCCTCCCCGTATCTCCCGAATCCTAACCTGATAAACCGCCGCCTGTGCATCCAGGTCCGCAAGGGATTCGTATCTTTGGCCGTTCGAATCAACAGCGGAGAACTCCTGGCCCATCCGTTGCGCCCGTAACGCTTGATGCACCTGTATGTCGTACCAGCCAAACCACACAAGCATCGCGTTAAGCTCGTCCTGTGCCGCTCCATGGTCGAGCGCGGCCTGTTGCTTTGCCTCGTCAAGAATCAGCACGTTATTCTCGTGCCGGTAAAATCTGCACGTGGTTGGCCCGAAACCATCGTTCACCGGGCCGTCGTACCAGAACCCGCCGTCGATTTCGCACCCGTCACCATAACCGTCCACGTAGTTG